AGCCGTTTTGGCGGGCGAAGGACCCTTATTGACCTGAAGAAAGGCAACTCTCGGCCGAAGCCGGCGCGACATTTACACGTACCGTAGTCCATTGTCGCAAGCTACGGTTTCATACGTCGAAGGTGCTTAGCAAAACGCAACATCGCGGCTGGGACGAGCCGCGCTGAACTTGCGTTTGTGCTTTGCCAACCACTCCTCCGAATACACAACATGTCGGCGTCTGATCTCGCGCCAAACGGCGCGCGGCTCATCGGCTCGAACAGAATTGTCTTCAACGTTCATGCGCCATGCATCTGGAAATAAATGCGCAGGCAATATGTCAAGTGGCTCCAGCTTTGACATGTTGCGCAATTTCTCCTCAGCTTGCAGCTGATAAAACACACTGACGCCCGACGCGCGCTCCACCAAATCGCGCGCCGCAGACGTGATGACAGCCGGCTCACGCACCTTGTGCCGGTTCTGCCACGCTTCGAGGTAGCGTTCGTAATGCCACCGATCCAAGTAAGCCCGGCGGGCGCCGAGTTTAAAGAATCGTTGCAACGTGCGGTGCGGAAGCACACGCAAGACATAACGCGCCAAAGCCTCCAAGACGGGACAGCCTCTGTTCTGGTACAGCATCGAGTACGCTTTCGCAACCAACAGCTCCTCGCAACGGATCTGTTTTGCGTGTATGTACTGTCCCAAAAGCCAACCGAACCTCGCAACATACCCCAATATATCAACGACACCCAGCGGGACGTCCGGGTCGATGATCATCGAGATAAAATCCGTGTCGCGAAAATCCGCCGACCGCTTCAACTTGACGCAACAACCAAAGCGCCTGTACTCCTCGTCATCTACCGCCACCTCAGCGGTGTGGTTCTGATCGGCATCGTCACCCTCCAAATTGCCAGGTAAGGGCCGAAGGCAATGCTCTGCTCCTTTCGGCTGAAACGGTGCGTCCGGGTCGACGCCAGGCTCGTAGAGCTCCGTTATATCGATGCCGAATGTGTCAAACACCAGAAACCAATAGACCAGGAAGTTCAGCAACCCATTGCTGATCGACGTCCAGTTCTTGCCGGACAGCAAGATGTGCAAGTCTTTGATAGTGATGTCAGCGCCATCCAATCTCTGTGGTCCCAGAAGATCCCTCAGAAGAAAGTCCATTATCACGCGGAAATCGGCCACGCGGTGCAGCAGCCGTGCGTACACAATGAAAAGCGCCAAAACAGTCACAACGTCATGGTGGGACTCCATGGACGTCCAATCCGTCTCATCATCGAACTGGCGCAACCCAGCCCGCTGAAACGCGACGTGCAACACGCGAATGTCGCCGGGAACGTACTTGACGAAGCAGGGCAAAGCAAACACCTTCTGCTCCATCGCATGCACGTACGCTCCGACGAACACCCGCGACCGCTCATCGACGGGACAAATCCAGCGCGCATGCTTGAACTCGTCGGCGTCATAGAACTCGTCTTTTATAAAACATTTACCGCGGTAGAACACGCCTACCACTTCGCCGCGGTTGGCTCGCCACACACAAAAGTGCGGCGGCGGAGTGTCGTTGAAGAGCTTTTCAAAATACTCCTGTTCAACGACACTATAACTCGTTTCGCGCAGCCACTTCACCACATCGAAGTCATGATCGAACTCGATGGGCTCAAAGAAGTGTTCAGCTACTCTGCGAACGAAACGGCGGAACTTGGCCTGCCTCGCATCGCTGTACCTCGTCTGGGCGATCACATCGCCAGGACGAGACAACAGGGCAAACCGATCGACGGCCAGTCGTTTGCACACTGCCGCCATGCTTGTGTCCACATTCCCGCGCACCGGGTGTGGACACGCCACCTCAGTCATCGCGGCGCCGGAGTCTCTGGCCACCACCTCGACCCGAGGCGGGGGTTGCTGACGCACCTTGATGCTGACTTGTGGCATGATATCGGGCAAGGACAGCGGGTACTCGAACACAAAGTACCCGGTCAGATACCTGTGCTTGCCCG